TCTTTGATGACCTTACAGATATCTTAGCAAGAAGAACATATGATGAAAGTGGTCACTATATTGTCAAACCATTTAATGTTTCTATTGTAAATTCACTTAATAACAATCTTGGAAATCAAGGATTATATGAAGAAGGTCAATTTACTGCCGCTGGTTCTACTCCTAGCCCAGATTTAGCAATTTGTAGAGTATCTCCAGGTAAAGCATACGTTACAGGTTATGAAGTTGAAACAATAAGTCCTTCTTTTATTGATGTACCAAAACCAAGAACAACAAGGACTATTGAAAATCAGTTCTTCCCATATAACACTGGTCCAACACTTAAATTGAACAGCGTTCATAGATCACCAACTGTTGGGGTAGGCAATACTTTTATTCTGAGTCTAAGAGATCAAAGACTTGGAGCAAATTCTGAAACGGCTCCAGGAAATGAAATTGGACTTGCTAGAGTATTTGATTTTAGATTAGAATCTGGATCATACAACTCATCTTTCCCACAAGAAAATGAATGGGGTATGTCAATGTATGACATACAACCTTTTACAGAGCTTACAGTTAATAATGGCATTACTTTATCTATTCCGGCATATGTTGAGGGAAGTAGTAGTGGTGCAACAGGATTTTTAAGAAGTCCAGTTGAAAATGGAACTACTCTTACAATATACGATAAAAAGGGTAAATTTATCAAGAATGAAGTTCTTGTTTTTAGAAGTGGAATTTCAACTCAAGAAGTTACAAAAAATAGAACTGTAACTGATATAACTTCTTATGGAATTTCAGACGTAAAATCTGTTTATTCTAATACAGGAATAGCAGCAGGAACAAATGGAAATAATATTGCAGGAATCAATACATTCAGTGCTAACGTTGTACAAACTCCATCATTAAACATAGGAGTTGCCTCTATAACTGCTGCTGCCAGTGGTATTAGTACAATTAGTAGTTCTAATGAATTATTTCCTGGAAATCTAAAAGTAAATAATTTACTTCAGTACACAGATCTTTCTAAGTCAGAAGATCCAATTTTAGCAAGAGTAGTAGGTGTAACAACAACCACTGTAAGAGTATCTGCAGCAGCAACAGTTTCTGGTGTTGCTGGTGGAACTCTTCCCTCTACAAGCCTCACTCTATCTGACCTTAAGGTTGTTAGCACTGAATTAGATGCTTCTTCCGATACAACTTTCTATACAGAATTACCAAATGAAAATATTGCTACGGTTGATCTTACAGATGCTGAATTAATAATTAGAAAACCATTTACAGTAGATATTGCAAATAATCAATTAAGTCCTACTAGTTTGCTTACAGTTAGACTTCCTGAAGGAGAAGTTTATCTTTCATATTCTGACGAAAGATATTCAATCATTAGATCTGATGGAACAACTGAACCGTTAACCCAAAATAACTTTGCATTCTCTGCAGATCTTAGAGAATTGCAAATTAGAGGTTTGGGTTCAGATAATACTGGAGCTCAACTCATTACTACAGTTAAGAAAACTAATATAAAAGCAAAGAAAAAAGTTAAAGATAGAGTAAAATCTTTAGTTATTGACAAATCGATTAGTCCAGCTTCTGGAATCGGTGCAACTACTTTAAATGATGGATTAAGTTATGGAAACTATCCATTTGGAACTAGAGTTCAAGACAGTATCATATCATTAAATGTTCCAGATATTATTGAAATTCATGGAATATATGAAACATCTGATGTTGACTTGACTGATGCTAATTTTGGTTCTCCAGAAATGACATTAACTCAGTTGAATGGACCTAGTGCTTCAACTGGAGATATGATTATTGGAGAGTTGATTGTTGGACAAACAAGTGGTGCAGTTGCGGTATTTGCAGAAATAAAAGATGCAACCACTCTCAGATATCTTCCTAAAAATAATTTTAAATTTGTAGAAGGAGAGACAGTTGTATTCCAAGAATCTTCTATTTCTGGTGGAATAAGTGGATTAGATACAACTTCTTTCAATATTTCATCTAATTACACTTTTGGGTCTGGACAAAGAGGAACGATTTACAATCATGGTTTCATAACCAGAAAAACTGATTCTGATTCTCCAAAAAGCAAAATTAAAGTATATTATAAGGCAGCATCATTTGATTCTACTGATGATGGTGATATTATCACTGTTGAATCTTATAATGATTTTAATTACTCCACCGAAGTTAAAGCGATCAATGGAGTATTAAATACGGATCTCATTGATTTAAGACCAAGAGTCAATAATTACGAAGTATCTGAAGGATCTAGATCTCCTTTAGAATTTCTTGGAAGATCTTTTAATTCAACTGGAAATTCTGTTCCAAACATTCTTGCATCCAATGAGACTATTTTCTTAGATTATGCATACTATCAAGGAAGAGTTGATAGACTTTATTTGCATAAGGATGGAAAACTTCAAATGAAGTTTGGAACTCCTTCGGATGATCCAAGGAGAGCTCAACCAGAGTCTCCTTCTAATGCAATTGAACTCGCTACGATAGAATATCCTCCATATCTTCATAACGTACAACAAGCATCTATTAAATTCTTGAAGTACAAGAGATATCAGATGAAGGATATCAAAAAACTTGAAGATAGGATTAAAAATTTAGAGTATTACACAACTCTTTCTATATTAGAGACAAATACAGCAAATCAGTTTATTCCTGATGCAAATGGTCTTAATAGATTTAAATCTGGATTCTTTGTAGATAATTTCTCATCTTTCTCTACTCAAGATTTAAGACTTGGTAGAAATAATAGTATTGACCAATCTAGCAAAATTCTTAGACCAAAGCATAGTACGAACTCATTCTCATTACAAACAGGTCCTGTTGTTGATGTAGATCCTACTGCAGATAAGAGAACTTCTGCTATAGACGGAAATAATGTTAGAAAGCAGAATGATATTCTGAGTCTTGATTATTCTGATGTTGAGTGGATAACACAAAGTTTTGCAACCAGAACTGAAAGTGTGACTCCTTTCCTTATTAGTTTCTGGCAAGGCACAATTGTCTTAACACCTGCTTCTGACAACTGGGTTTCTCAAGATAGACTGTCGGCAAAGACAATTGATACTATTGGTAATTATTCTCAGATTATGTCTGAAGCTGAGGAAAAATATGGGGTTGATCCCGAAACTGGATTTGCTGCAGAAGTATGGAATTCTTGGGAAACAAATTGGTCTGGAACTACAACCACTGTAACTGACACTAGAGAGTCTACTACTACCAGCAGTCGCACATTTGGACGAGGTGGATGGATTAATGGTGGATCAGGTGGACCTGCGGCATGGGTTCAGCAAACAACTACTCAACCAATTGAGCAGGATGTAACTGATACAATTGAGAGTGGAATTAGAGAAAGAACTGGTACACAATATGTGGTTACTGAAACTTTTGAAGAACTTTCTGTTGGTGATAAAGTTCTTAGCACTGAAATTATTTCTACAGTAAGATCAAGAAACGTAGAATTCTATGCGGCAAACTTAAAACCAAGCACTCGAATCTATGCTTTCTTTGATGGTAAAGATGTCACAAAGTATTGTGTTCCTAAACTTATTGAAATTTCAATGAGTTCTGGTACATTCCAGGTCGGTGAGACAGTTCAAGGAAGAGTTATTACTAAAGGACTTGGAGAAGAAGGAAAGGATACAAATCCCTCTATTAATTTTAGAGTTGCTCAATCTAATCATAGAAGAGGTGATTATGATTCTCCAACAGAGGTTTATCCCGATAATCCTTATGTTGATGGCGGTATTATTCCTGAATCTTATTCTTCTACATCAACCACATTGAATGTAGATACATATTCTCTTGCGGATCAACCACAAGGAGATTTCTTTGGATATATCCAAGCAGGAATGACGCTGACTGGACAGACAAGTGGAGCAGAGGCAGAAGTAACAAATGTCAGACTAATTACTGACAGATCTTCAGCTTTGTTAGGAAGTTTCTTCATTCCAGATGCAGGTAATAAAGACAATCCTAACTTTGAAACTGGAACTAATACGTTCACGTTAACAAATGATCCAGAAAACGATCAGGATGCTGCTACTACTGTTGGTGAAGAAGCATATCCAACTTCTGGTATTCTTGAGACAGTTCAAGAACAAATTCTTTCCATCAGGAATGCAAAAATTGAACAAAAGAAACTGTTTGAAGATGAACTTGTTAACAGAACTATTGACACTGAAGTTACTGCCACTAGAAACATTGGACAAGCATCTACAAGCGAATCTATTGTTGGTTGGTATGATCCTCTGGCACAATCTTTCCTTGTCGATCAACAAGAAGACCCCGAAGGTGTATTCATAACAAAATGTGATGTATTCTTCCGTACAAAGGATGACGATGAAACTCCAGTCAGAATGCAGATCAGAACAATGGAGAATGGTTTCCCAACTCCTAAGTATTTTGATCTTTCTGAAGTAGTTCTCTTCCCATCCGATGTTAATACATCAACCGATGGATCTGTAGCAACTACATTTGAATTTGCTGCTCCAGTTTATCTTGAGGGTGGTAAAGAATATGCTATCTGTTTGATTTCAAACTCAACCAAATATAGTGTTTATATCTCTAGAGTTGGTGAAAATGACATTCTATCTGATGCATATATTTCTAACCAACCAACACTTGGATCTCTATTCAAATCTCAAAATGCTTCTACCTGGGAAGCAAGTCAGTGGGAAGATCTTAAGTTTACTTTGTATAGAGCAGACTTTGTTGAATCTGGATCTGTAGATCTTTACAGTCCAGAACTTTCTGAAGGAAATAAGCAAATTCCAACTTTAATGGAAAATCCATTAAATATTACTTCAAAAGAAATCCGTGTTGGATTATCAAAAACAATTACTGACGGCGGATATGCCCTTGGCAATACCTTCTACCAAGGAACTTCTGCAAATAAAACTGCACAGGGAGATTTAATTGGAGTTGGTGCTAGTGCTATGGGAACATTAGCAATTAGTAATCCAGGTGTTGGTTATACTCCAGCAGATGGAACCCTACAGTTTAATGGTGTAAATCTTATTTCAATTTCAGGAAGCGGGGCAAACGCAACTGCTGATATTACCATTCAAGACGGTGTTGCTATTGCAGCGACAATTAGTGGTGCTGGTGGTAATGGATATCAAGTTGGTGATGTTGTTAGTATTAGTGCTAATGAACCACTTCCATCTTCGTCAAATACTGCTGGATTAAGTGTTGGAAGAAATGCAAGATTTACATTAACTAGTATTGGACATACATCTCAATTGATACTCGGTAATGTTCAAGGAGATTTTGTTGCTGGAGCTGCTGGAACGATTCGGTACATTGATAGTGCTGGTTCAGATAAAGAACTGAACGCTGCTTCTGGTGGAGATGTTACTATTCCAGCAAATGGAATAGTGAGTGTTTCTGATGGACTTCACATTAAGGTTAATCATGTTAATCATGGAATGAATTTTGATGATAATTTTGTAAGAATATTCAAAGTTCTTCCAGATGTAAAACCAACCAAATTGGCAGCAGCTTATGATAAGTCATCTACAGATCCTCTTCAAGTGACTGCTGGAACAGGAAGTAACTTCTCTACATTTGAAGGTGCTACTGTTGGTGGAACTAATACTGGATTACTTTTAATCGGTGAAGAGATCATCGAATACACTTCTACAACATCATCAACTATTGGTGGAAGTATTTCTAGAGGAACAACTCCAAAATCATACCCTATAGACACGCCAGTTTATAAGTATGAACTTGCGGGAGTAAGTCTTGCTAGAATTAATAAAACTCATGATTTAAGTGATGTAACTATTGCAAATCCAATAACATTGGATTCATATCATATTAAACTTGATATGTCTGAAAAGTTTGGAACTATTGGAAGTTCTAATAATATTGACAGATCTACTGGAATAGGATTACCTAAACTGTTCCTCAATTCATCAAAATCTACTGGAGGAGATAACGTTAAGGCTACCAAAAATATTGCTTTTGAAATTATTAAACCTTCTATACATAACATCACTGTCGAAGGAACTTCTCTATCAGGACAAATAAGAACAATCACTACCCAAAGTATTAGTGGTAATGAAATTCCTTATGTAAATGCAGGATTTGAAGATGTTGTTCTTAATGCAAATAATTTCCTTGATTCTCCAAGAGCAGTCTTCTCTAAAGTAAATGAAGATCGTAAGTTAGATTCTATTGAAGGTAATAAGTCCATGCAAATGAGACTTTTCCTTGGAACAACTAATACTAAATTAACTCCTCAAATTGAACTTCAAAGATGTAGTGTCTATGCAATATCAAACAGAGTTAATTCTGAAGTAATTAACTATGCCACAGATCCTAGAGTAAATACACTCTTTGATGATCCTAGTGCATGTCAGTATATTTCTAAAGAAGTAACTCTTGAAAATCCTGCAGCATCGATTAAAATTATCGTAGATGCTCACATTCCTACAGATGCTGATATTAGAGCATTCTATGCAATTAATTCGGATCCTGGATTTGAACCAATCTTTGAACCATTCCCAGGATATTTGAATTTGGATGTTAATGGTCAGGTTATTAATGAAGAGAATAATGATGGAAGACCTGATACTTTCGTAGCAAATTCAATTAAGAAAGGATACAGTGCGTATGATACTGACTTTATTGAGCGCACATTTACTGTGGATAATCTTCCAAACTTTAGATCTTATAGAATTAAACTTGTAATGACATCAACCAGTCAAGAACTGGTTCCTCAATTGAAGAACCTCAGAGTAATTGCTCTTGCATAATATGGAAACTTATACACAAAAGGGTCATAAGGATCTCGCAAGAGATCCTGAGACGAATACTATAGTTAATGTAAACAGAGTATCATATGATCAATATATCGCTAGTCGAAAGGCTAAAAGCGAAAAGAATCAAAAGGTACAGACTATGGAGGAAGATCTTGCTAATGTTAAGAGTGAACTTAATGAAATCAAGTCATTACTAAAGGAGTTAATCAATGGACCCAAATGATATTGAAATAAAAGGTTTAGAAAAATCTTTTGCATATCAGAAGATTGCATCTGAGATAGATAGTTGTAATGATCTCGAAATGCTAAAGAATGTTGCAAAGTCTTTTGCAAAATTATATTACAAACAGCAAGAAACAATCGCAATCATAGGATAACCAGATGGCATCTAATACAATTACCTTCGATCCAGATTCTGGAGTTCCTTATGGTGCAAATCTGACCATTTATGGTGGAACAGATTTCGCTCAAACATTCAATATTAAGAATACTTCAAATAGTGCCTTCAATCTTACAAGTTATTCTGGAGCAGGAAAGTTATCTAAATCTATTGGTATTGGAGCATCGACTGGTAGTGGCAACTACACTGCCTTTACGGTTGGTATAACAAGTGCTTTAGATGGTACATTGAAGATTTCTTTAACAGACACTCAAACTAAGGCATTGGATCAAGGTAGATATATGTATGATGTTTTGGTTACCATAGGATCATCAACGTATCCTTTAGTGAATGGTAATGTTTATGTATATAATACCGTTACACAAAGAACCTAAATACACATAGGAAACTGGTGGATAAATGGCGCAACCAGCAAGTAGATCAGAATTAATTGCGTACTGTAAGAGGCAGCTAGGTGCTCCTGTATTGGAGATTAACGTTGCCGATGAGCAGATTGATGACTTGGTTGATGATGCCCTCCAGTTGTTCCAGGAACGCGACTATGACGGGACAACTAACACGTTCCTAAAGTATAAGATTACTCAAGATGACATTGATAGAGGAAGAGGTAGAGGTGGAAGTAATCCTCAAGGTCTTGTAACTACGACTGCAAGTTCCACTATTGATGGGCAGTCTGTATCTTTTTCGTTTGAAGAGAACAGCAATTACTTACAGGTCCCTCCAGAAGTTTTAGGCGTAACGAAGATATATCACTTTGATGGTTCTAACACGACCACCAATAACATGTTCAGTATTAAGTATCAGTTATTCTTGAATGATATTTACTACTTTGGGTCAACAGAAATTTTGACCTATGCAATGACGAAGAGATATCTTGAGGATATCGACTTTGCATTAACCACACAGAAGCAAATTAGATTTAATATACGACAAGATAGACTTTACTTGGACATTGACTGGGCAAGTGTTAGTGTAGATGATTACTTGGTTATTGATTGCTATAGATTACTTAATCCCAATGATTTTCCAAGAGTCTATAACGACAGTTTCCTAAAGCGTTATCTGACAGCACTTATTAAGAGACAGTGGGGACAGAATTTAATTAAGTTCCAAGGAGTCAAACTTCCAGGCGGTATTGAACTGAATGGTAGACAAATATATGATGATGCGGAAAAAGAACTAGATAAGATCAGAGAGGTAATGTCGAACACTTATGAACTTCCACCTCTTGATATGATAGGCTGATGTTAAATCCGTTTTTTACTCAAGGTACTTCTTCCGAACAAAATCTTGTTCAGGATCTGATCAACGAACAGTTGAGGATGTATGGCGTTGACATATACTACATCCCAAGAAAGTACATGTCAGAAAAGACTGTTATCAGGGAAGTTGTTCAGTCCAAATTTGATGAAGCTCTGCCTATTGAAGCATACGTAGATAATTATGATGCGTATTCGGGTGCAGGAGATGTATTATCAAAGTTTGGTATTGAGTCAAAAGATGAAGTAAGATTAATTATATCTAGAGAAAGATATGAAAACTATATCACTCCACTAATTCAAGGAAAAGCAAACATAAAACTTTCCACTCGCCCTAAGGGTGGAGATTTGATCTGGTTTCCTTTAGATGATCGTCTTTATGAAATTAAAGATATTGAATACGCAAAACCATACTATCAATTACAAAGCCTTTATGTTTATGAACTGTATTGTGAACTCTTCCAGTATCAAGATGAAGTCATTGCAACAGGAGTCGAAGACATTGATAATGAGTTGCTAGGGGATGAACCTGATGGAATTACTGATGACGGTATCAGTACTATTCAGGGAACCACTCAAACACTTACCATGGTTGGAGATGCCGTTAGTGCATCTGCAGGTTCTGCAATTGTATCTGGTGGTATAAGAAAGTTCACTATCACTAATAGGGGTGGTGGATATGGAATGGTTCCTACAATTGAAATATCTAAAGCTCCATCAGGAGGAGTGTCTGCAGCTGCAACTGCAACAATGATTGGTGGGATAAATGTTTGCAATCTTAATGCAAACCCAAGACTTCAGTCTGTCCAGAGAATTGATATGACAAACTCTGGATCAGGATATGTGGATGCGCCATCAATAACCTTTAGTACCACTGACGGTACTGGCACTGGAGCAGTTGCAACTGCATCTCTTACTGAAATTGGTGGTGTTGGTATAGTAACTTTGACTAATTCGGGTGGAGGATTTGTTGATGCACCAACAGTGTCTTTCTCAGTTCCAAAGCATGTTGGAGCAGCTGCAACAGCAACTTTAGATTTGCCGGTAGTTGGTGGAGGTGTAAGTGTAACTTCTGCTCCTATTAGTATTGGTGCATCTTCATATCTGTTCCCTGGAGGAACGACTGGAGGTGTATTCTACAAACAAGCACCAACAGTTACATTCTCCTTGCCAACAGGTACTGGAAATAACGCATTAGCAACAGCAACTCTTGATAGTATCAGTTTGACTGGAGGAACAGTAAAAACAATTGGATTAACCACCGCAGGTAAATTCTATTCTAGTGCTCCAACGGTATCTATCTCAGCACCAACAATTAGTTTTGCTTCTGCAACCATAGGTATTGCTGGATCATCTATAAATCCAGGTTCTATTGCCTTTAGCACTACAGGTAGAGCATACAGAACTGCACCTACTGTTGCAATCACTACATCTGGAACTATGGATGCTCCAACAGTTACTGCTGTTGGTATTGCGACAATACATCCTATTACAGGTATTGTTACTGCAGTTTCCTTCAATGTATCCGATCCATGGGCAGTGGGAACGTCCGCAACAGTTGGAGCAGGATATACTGTTGCCCCTACAATTTCTTTCTCTGGATCAACTGCAGCAACAACGGCAACTGCAACGGCTACAGTTTCTGTCGCAGGAACGGTAAGTTCTATCAGTATTGGAAATAGTGGATTTGGATATATCTCTGCTCCAACTGTTACTATTGGCGGTGCTGGAGGAGCGAATGAAGCATTCAGAGCACTTGGTATTGCAACAATTAGATTTAATTCCGTCAAAACTCAAGGAACTATTGGTATAGGGTCCACAAATATTACCGGCATTAGCACAGCAAATATTATTGTTGGAGATAGAGTAAGACTTGGCGTTGGTTATAGTGATCATTACAATTTTATATCAACAGATACATTCGTCACGTCTATTGGATCAAGTACTATTTTCATAAATCAAGTTTCAACGAACGTAGGAATTGCAACATCAGTATTTGAGTTTGGTATTGATAAGTGTGGTATTGTTACTGGTATTGCAGTTACATTTGGTGGTGGTGGATACTTATCACCTCCAGTGGTTTCCATATCTAATACTGTAGGTGATAAGAACTATATTGATCAAGTTGTTGGAGTAGCAAGTGCTACGGGCGTCTCGGTTATTAGTGCAGCAGGAACAATTACTAGTATTAACATAACTGATAGTGGAAACAAATACATAATTCCACCAGATATTACTATCTCAGATCCAGTTTCAACTTCTAGTGGAAACTTTGTATTTAATGAAATTATTACTGGATCTACTACTGGAGTGACGGCAAGAGTAAGATCATGGAACTCCACAACCAATGTACTTGAAATCTTCTCCGTCTCTGGTTCATTCTCAACAGGAGAGACAATTACTGGATCAACCTCTGGTGCCACTAGAACTCTAAGAACTATAGACAAAACAGTTGATAATGACCCATATGCGGATAATTTTGATATTGAGACAGCTGCTGATGCTATATTAGACTTCAGCGAACAGAATCCTTTTGGAATACCCTAAATAGTCTTACTGCAGGTAATAGTCTAAAGTTTAATCATGTTTGAATACTTTTACAACGAGATTCTGAGAAAAACCATTATTGGTTTTGGAACTCTGTTTAATTCTATGGAGATCCAGCAGGATAGTTCTGTTGTAAGAATTCCTTTAGCATATGGTCCTACTCAAAAGTTTTTAGCTAGGATTGAGCAGTCACCAGACCTGAACAAACCAATGGCAATCACATTGCCAAGAATGTCTTTTGAGTTTACTGGACTTACCTATGACCCAAGCAGAAAAGTAACTACTACTCAAACATTTATTGCAAAAGACAAAGATGATGGAACTGAAACACGTAAGTCATACATGCCAGTTCCCTACAATATGGCATTTGAGTTAAGCATCTATACTAAATTAAATGATGATGCACTTCAAATTGTGGAGCAAATTTTACCATATTTCCAACCAGCATATAACCTTTCTATTGAACTGGTTGATCAAATTAAAGAGAAGAGAGATGTTCCCATTGTGCTAGAAAGTGTCACAATGCAAGATGATTATGAAGGGGATTTTACTACTAGAA